TAGCTTTATTCAAACCTCCCACAAATTTCACAAATACACCGGTGGCATCTTTATTGAATTGTTGAGAAAGTTCTTTTTGAGTAAGGCCTGTAAGTTTTAATACTTTCTCAAGGTTTTTTCCTGATGTTATCGCTTCATCGATTACGCCAAATGTTGTTTGAATGGCACTTCTTGAACTTTCCGCTTCGGATCCCAATGTAGATGTGGCGGCACCAAGAGCCAAAACTCCTTGAGCTGATGTGTTGTAAACCGCAATACCTTTTTGAATTTCCGTTGCATTCGCCAATACTTCAGCTTCAGTAGTAGCAAAAGAGTTTCCTAATTGCGTGATTACAGATGCTAATTTATCGGCATTGTCAAAGCTATCTGAAGACACCTCGATGAATTTGGCAAACTGGCCAACCTGTTCATCTGAAATGATGTTTGAAGTTAATTTCAGTTTCTCAATAGCTTCCGAGAACTTTAAAATATTAGATGTTCCAGTAACCCCCAATTGTCCGGCAACCTCGGCTGATTGTATTAATCCATCCACGGTAATACCATCCAATTTATCACCAAGTTCTACAACTTCACGTCCAAATTGTTTTAATTCATCGCCGGTCATATTGGTAGTTTTACCAACGGCTATTAATTGACGGTCAAAATCCTTGACAACGTTAAAAATATCTTTTACAATAGTTCCAAACAAAGCAAAACCAGTGACAACGCCAAAAGTGGCTATCAACTCCTTGGCCGTACTATTCAATCCAGAAAAAGCACTTGAATAATTACCGATATTCTTTGAGTAGTTTTTCGTGGCTGCATCAACGGCTTTTACCCTTGCATCCAATTTCTCAAATTCAAGTGATGCTTTGGCTATTTCTTTGGAGTTTTTCTGTTCAGCAGATAATAAATCGGCAAGTCGTTTTTGAGATTCTAACCTTGACCTGTTTAGTTTTTCATAGGCAGTTACCAATCCTTGTCTTTCCCTGGCTTCCTGTTTTAAAATTTTATTGTTTGCTTCATTTACCACTTTTTCATCCATAGTAAGTTTTACGGATGCTTGTTTTGCTTTTTGGGTTTTCAATTGTGCATCTGTAGCAGATTGTTGTGCCTTTCTTTCTGCTTCCAATGTGGCAATTGACTGTCTTTTGATTTTCTCCATAGAAATCATTGCAGCCTCTTCCTGCTTGATTGCGTTGGTAGCTTGAAGTAATGCAATGGATTCTTTTTGCTTTTCTTCCAAGAAAGCATTTTGAGAATTTACTTTTCGATAAGAGTTGATAATTCCGGAAAGTTCTTTGGCCGAATCTATTAATTTACCATTGGCATCTATGGCTTGCTTTACATTTTTAGAGTATTCCTCACCAAATTTAAGTGCCTCATCGGTTATAATGTCTTTTCTCGTAATTGTTCCTCCAGGTGTTGCCATCGTAATTATTTTTTATCAGTATTTTTAAGGGCTGCCTTGATTTTGTTTGAAACTTGCAATTCGTATGCTTTGGCTTCCAAATAAGTCACTTTGTTGAAGTTTAATGCAATTCCCAAAATGGCAGAATAGCTTCCCAAAATATCATAAGGACTTACTTTTTTGGTTGGTTCTTGTTCGTCAATCTTTGGCAATTGACTAGCAAATCTTTCCGATTTTACCAAAAGACCTTCTGCTTCACGCTCGATTCGTTCTAAATGGGAATAGTAATTTTCATCATCTTTCAAGCCATAACCAAAAGCATTTATTTCATCGAATAATTCTTGATCATAATCAAATCTTAAACACTGACAAGCAATTTTTATATACTTGTATTTTGCTTTAAAATGGCTTACCTCACGTTCAATCTTTAAAATTTTGTCATATTCACTTGTAGGATCTAACGAAATAGATTCCTTGTAAATCTTTTCCCAGACTGTTACAAATTCTTCTAATTCAGAATCGGTAAAATCTTCAAATTCCTTTTCTTCTTTGGACAGCAAATGGAAATTTGACGATTCTAAAATCTCAAAGAAAATTACGTATGGTATATATTTTAATGATTTATACATTTTAGATGTCGAGTGTATTTCTGGTTTTGGTTAATAAAAAAGGAAGCAATAATTTGCTTATCACTTCCTTTAAATTTTTATCTGTTAAACCGAAAAATTCAGTTGTTAACCAATGTTCGCCTTGCAAAATATTTCCTGTTTTAGGATCATTTGAGCCAAAACGAACCACATTGTTTACTATTTGAATGTAGAACCCATCAAGCCAATCTCCAGTATCCTTACCTGTGTAAGGATCTCCAGCTTTTTTGATTGTACCTCCTTTTCCAAGTAGTGCATTGTTGGTGGTGATATATTCTGTTGCTTCAGAATAAAAACCTAATGCTTTTTCGAAAATATCAGTTGAATCAATGTTTATTTGTTCCTTGTTCCGGTCTAAAAATTCATTTTCAATGCTGCGAATAAACAAAAACAGTTCTTTAGTTATTGCCTGTTGGTTCAGGCTTTTCGCTTTCTGTAACTGCTGGTTTAGTGTTGCCATTGATTGCTATTTTATGAGCTTCTTTGAGTGCTTTCAATCTGTCGGCACTTGGGATTTTTTTAAAAACGTGTGTTTGCTCGAACTCGGTTTTAAATTCGCTAAAGGGCTTGTTATAGCCCTTTGCGAATACTATCCCTTTATAGGTGTTTTCCATCTTATGTAACTGCTAAAACTAATGGTTCAACGGCTTCATAAGAAACTTCTCCAGCTGTAACAACACCATTCAATGACACGGTGAAGCCGTCAGCAATAGCTGTTCCAGTCAATTCGTATAAGTCATTTTCATCATCATAACCCACGAAAGTAACTGTCTCAACACCTCCAGTAGTGTCTTTTACAATCAAGTCGCCACTTATCAATGTTTTCACTTTTGCAGAAGAGCATTCTTCAGTTATTCTAACCTTGATTGATGTTGCAGTTGCCGAAACCTGTTCGATTATCACATCATAAATACCGTCAATGTCCGCTGCTGTCCAGATTGGTTTTGCAACGGCATAGTTATCTTCCAATTCCTTGAAATCTCTATAAGTAGCAACTACTTTAGTAAAAGGAACTTTGTCTTTTGTGGCTCTATTTCTGATACCAATATTCAAATCTTTAAGGTCTTGACCTTTGATTTTGATACCGTCAGAATCATAAATTCCAACTACGGAACCATCAGAATTGAACTCGAACATTTGGGAATATTCTGAACCTCTCAACGATGCCAATGCAGCGTGGGAACAGAATGATAAATACGATTCGGATCCTGTTTTTTTGACAGCTGGAGAAGTCTCATAAGAGAAGTTTCCAGTTTCGTATTTTGTGGCTTCGGTATTTTCATCCGCAACTTCATAAGCATCAAACAATGGAACAATGTCCTTTGCTGCAATAGCTTCATTCCATTTTGCCAATGTTTTAAAATCTGCAAAAGTGTCGAATCTAAAATCCTGTTTGGCAACTGCCATTTTAATTAGCGTACCTTCTAAACACGGCAACCCACGTTGTCCGGTGTTTTTTACTTTTTTGGTAGCTGTATCACATACTTCTGATTTACTTTTAACCATGGTGTATTTTTTTATTGATTAATAATTTTTTTATTTGAAGCAATTGCCTTGAAAAGTGTAGTTTATCTCACCATTCAATGAAAAGACGTGGTAAGGTTGCATATCGGATTTTTTAATACTTTCCGTTGTGAATCCTTTAAATATCTCTTCAATTTTTGTTTCGATTTCTCCATTAAACACAAAAGACCTCATCTGCATTAATGTCGTGATTGCTTGTTCCTGAACATCTGTGTCACCCCTACTAACAACATTGGTCAATATCTTTTTTACATTAACCATAAACACTATTTTTACTTTTACGGTAAATAAAATGCCTTGCTTGGTTTCGTGATTGTCATCACAGATGAAAAAGATACTGGCTGTTTTACGATCATCTGTAAACACATCCTTGTAATCTTTTCCAGATACAAATCCTCTTGGAACAAATCCATTTTCCGTTTGTAATTTGAAAACACGACCGTAAACTTCTATTTCTGACCATCCAAGCTTGTTAAACAAATATGTTTGAATCTGCTGAACTGGATAATCAATTCCTTTTGGGTTTTCAATTGTGTGATTCATTTACCAGGGTTTAGATGTTATTGTTGCTACAACAGGAAAAATGATTTTTGATGTTCTTTTAATGGCACTGTTCATTTTATAAATAATCCCTTTTGAAACTAAAAATCCTTTGTCGTTTCTCACTCCATCAAGTTCAATTTTCAATGCAGAATAACTTAATTTATTAGATCTTTCTTCTGAATTAATTCTTTGAGTTGTAATAAGTAATTCGATGACTTTTGAAGCCATCGAATAACCTATACACTCATCTATCAAACTTGCTTTTGCAGTAATAACATTTGAATAATCCGTTGCGTCAATGTATTGAGTGTTCGAATCAAATATTTTAGGCAAAACTTCTAAAACAGTTTGCATTTTCATTTCTTTCAGATATTCATTGAATAATTCTTCATCCATATCAATTTCCTTAACTGAAGCATAGATATTGTCAATCGTTACCAATTGATGGAAAGATTCAAATTTTCTTCCGGATGTACCGGTTGAGTTATCGTCTGACAACTCAACCGGAAAATCTGGGTTTAAGGAATTACTAAAAGCAATCCTTTCTGAAATTGATGATATGACTTCTTGGCTGTACATATTATGCTACAGTTGCTGTGATTGTGATTGTGTCAGATGCCACTGTACCTTCAGAATCCGTTGCAGTCAATTTGAACACGTAAACACCGGTAACTAAACCTGTAGCATTTGTGCTCAATGCTGTTGCGGCACTAAATGCAGCCGTGTTTGGTCCAGAAACTTGAGTCCAAAGAACTGATTCAATTTCTTTATCTCCGGCAGCTGTTGCAGTTCCTAACAACGCTTTAGTTGCAGCACTTGAAGTTGTGTTTGCACCAGCATCAACAACAGGAATTTCAAGAATTTCTTTCAAGGTAGCTTCTTTGGCTTTGCTTAATTTGTTAACCAACTTGATTAACTGAACATCTGTCATTTCGGAACTTGCAGTAACTCCAACTTCATTCAATGCATTTACAAGATTTGCGATTGTAACAGTTGAATCAGCATATATGGTGATAGTTGCATCATCTTCAGTTTGACCTGATTCTGTTTGCGATTCCTCACAATCCATTATGTATATACTGTCGATGTTGTTTAGAACTGGTAATACAATAGCTTGAGAAGATGTCAACTCTTTAATTGGATCATTCAAATGGTATTTAGATACCAAGATGAAATCATCTAGTTTTTGGTAATCAACATTTTTGCTTGGAAAAGTTTCTTCAGCTAATCTACCATAAGTCAATGTACCCACGTTTAAGTCAGTCAAGAATACCACGGCATTATCTGCCCAAGGTTTGATTGATTTTTGAGTACCGTTTTTCTCAACTAAAACGTGACGATCAACAATAGTAATTGTAACTCCATAAGAAGCTTGCAAAAATTCATTTGCTTTTTCAACTGATTGTACTGGTGGAATGTTTGAGCCAACGAAATCACGATAAAAAGCGTAACCTTCTCTCACTTGCTGATTTTGTTTGAATTTGTTCCAAGTGGCTTTATCCATCAAGATGTACTTGATTGTATTTCCAGATGGTCTTGCAGCTTCAATAACCCTGTCGATATCATCGATACATTTAGCTCCCGATTCAGACCATTTAATCTCAACTCCAAATTTATTATCATCTGAATGATTGAAATTTACACGGACTCCAAGACCTGGATTGTCATCATCGGCAACCAATATATAACCTGTCGACAATGCTTGATGAAACATAAATTCCAATCTTTCCCAAACCCCTGAAACTACCTTGTTAGTATCGGCGAAAAGTTTTCTTAAAACTTCTGAATCTTGACCTCCAACAGCTAATAGAATGTTTAACTCATTCATAGTAGTTTCGTTCAAGGCTAGTTTCATACCTATTTTAGGAATTTCACCATCGGCTTTCTTGATGGAATCTCTTTTTTTCAATGGTAAACTTGAATCCATTGCAACTACATCAGCAGAAACAACAGTATTTGAAGTTGACAAAGAACCCCAACGAAGTGTGGGAGAATATTCTTTTTTCAACATCGTTCTGTGAAGATACGTAAGCGGATTTGTGGATCCGTTTAGTTTTTCTACAATCTTTTGGGTAAACATTTTGAAATATTTATCCACCCACGCAGGGAATAATGACTTTTCCATAATTTAATTAATCTTGAGTGAATAAAATGTGAGTTAATGCCGTTTTGGCACCTGATGGAATAGCTGGCAAATCATAATTGATTACAGCTCCTTCGTTAACGTCTCCACCTAACATTACAGACGCAAATGGTCTTTTTGTTAGAATGGTAGCAATCAAAATACCTTTGTAGGTATGTAAAGATGGTAATGCCACATAAGCACCGTCGGTAATACCCAATGGTTTGTGAACACCTGTAGCAGTTTCAACAATGATAACCCTACCAGCTTTAAGAACTTCTTCAGTAACACCTGTAACGTCCAAAGTTTTACCTCCCGGAATGTCGTGGTCTACTTTTTTGATGATAATACTATCCAAAGTAGTATCTACTTGGATCGGTGTATTATTTAAATCTCCTTTTACGTCAGACATAATTTCTAATGTGTTTTGTTAATGTTTTTTTTTCTTTTATAAACTTTCAACAATACCTTCCACTAATTTTTCATCAACTGCATTGCTTGGAACGCCTTGACCGGCACCAGGAGCATATTGATTTGTATCAGCATTGGTTTGAACCATTTTAGAAAACACACTTTCCAAGCCTGTTATTTGCTCTTCGAATGGAGTTTCAGAATCCAGTTCAACATTTTTAAGCATAAAGCCTTTGGTTTCCTCGTCGAGTTTTTTAAAGACCTCCGATTTCCCAAGCAATGATTTTGCTTGTTCCAATTTACTTTGTTTGACATTCCCAGACTTGATGGATTCTAAATCAGAAGTTAATTTTTCATTTTGTTTCAATAATGCTTTAGCCCAAGCTGGCGCATCATCATCAATTTTAACTTCATCTTTTTTTTCCTCTTCGCCACCGTCTTTTTTCTTTGTTGCAAGTTCATCCGCTTTCTTTTTTTCCGCTTCAAGGGTGCGAGTTCTATCATCCCCTTTTGCAATGTCTTCGATGCTTAACACATCGTTGAAATCGTTAATCACTGCATCAATAGCTGTATCATCAGCGTCGTCTGCTGGTTTTTTTGCAAGTTTATCCGCTATTGCGTCTAACCTTTGTTGCGATAAATTAGCCTTAGGGAACAATGCCTTAAGTCTTGCTATCACTTTCACTTTGTCTACTGCCATAATTAATGTTTTAAATTGTTGATTTATAGTGGAACAAATGTAGAAAATATTTTCTTATTTATAACGTTTCTAAATAGGAAATATTGACATAAAAAAAACCACACTATTTCTAATGTGGTTTTAATGCATCTTGCAAGTTGATCATACCTGCCAATCCTCTTGATGCTGATTATAGGTTAACTTTTATATGTCCTTTGGCAATTAGGAATTTAACTTGCGCTTCGACTTTTCTTCTTTGGTTTGCAGAAAGACCTGATTTACGTTGTTGAATCAATTCATATTGTTTTATCAGTACGTCATAAGATTTAAGTACTTCTTCTATTTTAGCCTTGATTACAGGATCTTTTTTTCGAAAGAAAACATATATAGGAAAGAATAGTTTTTTGAAAAATGTTTTCATAATGTGTTTTATTCGTTAAAAATTATAACATCTTCTTTGTTCACGCTTAAAAACAATGGTTGAAGAGGTTGGTTAAAAGTCATTACCGAAAGCCATAATTCACCCGTTTCAGATAATTTTTTAACCTCATCTTTGGATAGTTTCCAGCAAGTGACAACTATTCCATCATCGCTTGTAAAAGCCGGTAATGATTCGTATTCTTCTTGTTTTTCGGCAATAATAGTATTTGCGCCTTTAAATGTGATTGCTTCCATAATTATACTGTTGTATTTGTTGGTATAACTTCAGTTGTTGCATTTTCTTCCTGAATCAATTTCAATTCAGCATCCACATCATCAACCAAGTCCAATATTCCTATGGCTGTTCTTTGGCTCATTGTTTTTCCAGTCACGGCAGTTGTAACTGTTGTTACCGTTTCGGCAATATCTGACGGCAATATGGAATTGAATTGGATGTCATAATACAACATAGAACCGTGTTTAGCCAATGCTGTATTTGTAGTTTTGACAACTCCTGATGTGATGATGTTTAAACATCTTTCGATGAAAGTTTTTGTATCAGATTGTTTCAAAGATGCTTTTATGTTGGTTGCTAAAAACATCAGTTTCACCGTTTTTTCTGCAACATTACCCAATGATTTCAATTTTTCCAATGATAAATTAGGAACTCCGGAACCATAAGCAATGTAATCTTCAAGCCTATCCATTTCCAGTTTGTTAGCTTCTGGGGCTGTAGTGGCTTCAAGAAAATAAACAGATCCTTTTACTTCTTTACCTGTCTCTTCATCTATTTGGATTGGAATATTAAAATGTTTACCACTTTCTTCCTTGGTTGGCATACCCTTTACAACGCCTTCAGTTACCAAAATAGGATGTCCAGAATAATCATTGGAATCACCTAATTTTGATATTGCAATCTCGTTTCTATCTATTGGAGATTTCACCGTGTACCATTGAGGTTCTGATTGGCTATCGTAAACGATTGGAATTCTATCAAATCCGTGAGGTAATGGATTTGATACAAGAGCCAAAGTGCCTTTTTCATCATTCAGGTAATAGTACTTTTCAGAATCCCAAATCTGGATATTATTTATTTCTTTGCCGTTCACTGTATTTTTGTACTCCCACATAAAAGCGGCCATATTTCCACTGGCATCAAAATAAGGAGACATTACACCTTTGGTGTTGTCCAAAACTTTTACCTTGATATCTTTCAATTGAGACTTCATTTTCAAGAATTCCAATATTTTGTTTATAAGTGAAGTTTCCCCTGCATCATCAATATAGAAATGCATTGCCACTTGAGTTTGTGACATCTTGATGATGGTTGCTTCTAATAATTTGGAATCAATACGGTTTACCCTCCAAATTTGCTTGATGAGTTTGGCAAGATCATTGTTTTCCGACGGTATCAATGTCACCGGTTTACCAATCACGAAAGCCGAAAGTGTTTCTACTATGTTTTGTGCGTGGTTCAGGTATATCTTAACCATCTTGGCGGTTTTTCCGGCATCTAGTGTTTTGTTTATTTGAATTTTTTCGAGCTGACCTTCACGCTGATTTCTGTCGAAGTCACGGTATTCTTTTACATAGGATTCAATCAGTTTTATATCTTTTGATTGCGACTTGATTTCGGTTATTGCCTTTTTCGGATCTGAAACCAGTAATTTTAGTAATTCTTCCATTGTGATATTTTTTAATAGTTTAAACTTTTGCTTTGTTCTTCGGTCATTTGATAAACCATTGCTTTTGGTTTTTTCATATATAAAAGGTAATTCTCATTGAATGCTGTGCAAATCAGATAATCAAATAAATCTGTAAAGTGTCCTACCTTTTGAAACCTCGCTTTTGTTTTTGGATCTGTTGCCATTTCTTTCAACTTGGAACCGTCAGGAGCTTCTTTCAAGGTCACGAAATCAGTTATTGTTTTCTTGCAATTTTCTCCAATAGTTATGCTTATTCCGTGCAATTGGGTTTCAAAAACGGTGTTTATCCAATTACCACGCATTACCACGCTTGGATTGGCGCGCATTACCCTACTTACTGGATTGAATTCCTTAAGATAATCAAGGATTATGGTATAGAAATTATACCCTTTTTCCAGTTTAGTATCTTGCTTGTTTGCCGTGGCATCACCATAAATAAACATTCCTGAATTATGTGCTTTATATTTTCGAATGATTTCGTTGCATACTGATTTAACTGTATTATTTGGTGTTACTCCAGCTATTTCATCAATCATATAAATATCGGTTCCATCAATTTGAAAAATGCCACAAGGCAAATAAGGGTTTACGTTATCATCCCAACTGATGTGCAATGGCAATTCTGGGTCATATTTTACGTGCCTAACGTGCTGATTAATTTCGAAGTTTTTGTAAAACTCACCGCCTGTTTTCAGCTGCACATCCCAATTACCTTCAACGAATACCATATATTCGAATCTTGGCATATTGTTCAAACTTTCGATATAAGCCGCTGGAAGGTTTGAATTACCATCCTTGTCAACATTGTCGGTAATTTTAGCAGGAATATAAAGCCATTTTACTGGCAAAGTTTCCGTTTTCCAAGGATCATAAACCGTTTCTTTAAACCATCCAAACGTAGGATTGCAAGTTGCCATTATCAATGGATTTGGTTGGTTATCCGTGTGAGGTATAATCCAACTTCCAGCCCTTTCGAATGCTTTGTAAAGCGTTTGTTTTTGACATTCGTTTATTTCTTCAAAAAGAAAGCCATTAACCTCCAAACCTTTCATCCAGTCTAAATCTTTATCCTGTGCGTAATTTTCAGATTTGAATAATATTACAGATCCGTTTGGATGCGTATATTCATACGGCGATTGTCTTAAAACACCGCTTGGTTCCAATTTCTTGAACGATGGTACTGATGTAGTTCTAATCTTTTCCATATCTTCACGAATGATACACCATCTTGAACCAGGATAAACAGTACACAATATCAACAAAGCCGAAAACCCCCAAACTGATTTGCCTCCACGAATTGCACCGCCGAAAGTGATGAAGTTGTATTTTTCACTTTCAACGGCATTCATAGCCTCGGTTTGTTTCGGTGAAAGTTCCATTATATTTCAATCTCCTTTCCACCCCAAGTGATCTTGGTTTTTACCACTGTTGCTTTTTGTCGGTTGTCTTTTTCGTATGCTCCCAAATGCTTCATCAATTTTTCAATGGCATCTAATTTTGGAATGGTTCTTATTTTTCTGGTTTCTCCCAATTTGTCGCCATTTTTATCGTATGCTTCGAAGGTGTCTAATTGGGTGATCATTTGCCTTGCCGATAAAGACATTTCGTGGATGTTTTTCAATGATCCATTTTCATTGTACAATTCAGCAACATCAAATCGAACCATTCCGGCCAAAGCAATAAGAAGCTCATCAATTTCGACTTTGTTTCTTTTTTGCATATCGTCACGCAAAAAGTCAATCCTCGTTGTAATCTCGTTGTTTAGTAATAACTTATAAGCGTTGTTGTTAACCGTCTCATTTTTCATTCTTGAAGTCGAATAAGCCTCACGATAAGCCGCTGATTTATCTCCCAAACGGATGTACGCTTGGCAGAATGCTTCTTGTTTTATGGTGAGGTTGTTTGACTTCATATTAAATCAATTTTTGATACAATTCTATTGTTGCCATCACGTCACCTTTGGCCGTGTGTTGGTCCGTTATTACAATTCCAAAGTGAGCGCAAAGAGATTCTAATTTGTACGATGGTAGTTTTAATTTCTCTTTGGCTATTTTCATTGTGTCTTCGGTATTTGAACCGTTAAGAGATCCATTCGAAAAACGTTTTAATAAATAGTCAACTCTTGGAATATCAAAAGCATTTGAGTTGTGACCAATGATTGTTTTTACTTTATTCAAGCAGATGAAATCAATTAAATTGGCAACAACTTCTTCAACTTCCAATCCTTCTTCAATCAATCTTTCAACGGTTAATCCATTTACGTCCATTGCATCATCTTTGTAACTTACTAATTCTTCAGATGGATTTCCGTTTTCGTCTAATCTTGTATAAGGCTTAATCAAGGAATGGAAAGTATCCACTACTTTGTATTCTTCGTCAACCACAGTTAATGCGATTTCACAAATTCCGTTTTTGGTGATACTGAAGCCACCTGTTTCGATATCTAAAAATGCTTTCATAATTTTTATTTATTTTTTTGTCTCCAGCGTGTGAAGAAAGTTAACTCAACCCTTGTAAATGCTACGATGTTGATTTTGGAAAATTTTGTCTTGGATTCTCTATTTTCCGTATTTTATCATTTATTTTCTCGTCATTGTGTCCACGGGTCAATAAATAATCTTGAATGGCTTTGAGTTTTATGAGTTCCAGCTCCTGTTCGGTGTATGTCGTCATTTGAAAATGTATTTTTTAGGTTGAATTTCCAGTATCTCGGCATCAACGCAGGTTTGAATGAAATTGTAGCAGGTGGCCGGTGTTATCTTGTGATTCAATGCTTTTTTTATCAAATTGATAGGTTCAAAATCTTTTATGTTCAGAAACAAATCAATCAATAGTTTTCTTTCCCTGGTTATGGATAGTTTGTTTTGTGACAGGTATTCAAAATACTTGTCTTTTGACAAAGCTTTGTTTTTGGCTGCTTTTTTATTTACAGGAATCTCCTTGCCATCGTTTTCGATAAAGTCCAAAATAGCCAGTCCAATTAATTCGGGGTTGGTGGTTGTTACGCCTTTGATGTAAAACTGGTTATTCTCGATTCTAATCATATTTATTTAGTTTGATTCATTATTTCATCAAGTTTGTCTTGAAACCTTTTCTTTGGTTTTTCTGGAGCGTTTTGTTTATCAATGTATTTGGCAAACACTTTTTTTATTATTATCACCCAGAAATATTCATAAGCTCCAGTACAAGGAATAAATACCAATATCCAAAAAACAATACTTTGCAGGTAAATAGGTTTTGATTGATCATAAAATTCCAATCCAAAAACTATCACGCAACCGATGATTATAAACTTTATCAGATGAAATATTATTTTTGTCATAGTGTTATCTTGGTTTTATTAAATCGGCTTTGATGTTATCGCAGCCGATTCTTTTTTTGCCAGTATTTAATTATTACCGGCCGTCTCACATTTTCACCATCTATCCTACTTGCAATTAAGAAACAAACATTGCTTATTACGTAATTCACAATACTTGCTTTCGATGGCTACTTTTCTTGGTTTTTGTTGCGAGGGCAGGATTCGAACCTGCGACCTATAGGTTATGAGCCTATCGAGCTGCCAACTGCTCTACCTCACGATTTTATTATAATCCCCAAACCAACATTGCGGCATCACGTTGTTCTTGATTGGTTCGGTCTGTGATTTTGGTAATTTGTTTGAAAAAATTGGAATCTGTTTTGGACTTGGTTGGCCTTACTTGTGTGAATGACAATTTTAGAAATTCGCACATTTCACATATCTTTTTGGCTATCTCGTGATTTGCTCCAACACGTTCGCTTATTTTTCCGTTGTATGCCGTGGAAGATGCTGCTTGAAAGTGTCGATTACCACCATTGAGAAAGCCGCATTCCACATAAACCATAATTTCAATGCCGGAATAATCTGGATTGTGTTTTATAAAAGAAAGTGTTTCAAAAAGTTCGAAAAAGGTCAAATTTTTGAGCTGTATTTCTTTGCCAAATTTTAAGGCAAAGCCTGATTTTTCCGTATCAGGATCAATTCCAATTAATACTTTTTTCAAGTTCGGTAAAAGGTAATTTTTGAAATATCGTGCCTATCGAGGTTCGTTAGGACTTGTGAAAAATTGGTAGTATTAAGCAATACTTGAGTTACAAATATAAACAAATTTGGAGATGTTCTAATTAAAAAGCGAAAAAATTTTCGTTTTATTTTACAGCAATCTCTTATAGTTTTTAACACACAATTCACTGAAAGCCGAATCAATCAGTTCCGCAAACTTGATGAAATTTTCGACACTCATCCAGATTGATTCTCCATCGTGCATAATACTGATTTGGGTACCTTTTTCTGAAATCACCACTTCTTGGTTTGCTTCCTTGTTTATTTCCGGATCTTCTGGAAACAGGATTACTTTTTGAGTTTTTTTGATGTCTTTGCTCATAGTTGTTGGTCTTTTTTAAGTTCTCTAACTTTCTTAACGCTTTCGGCATCATAGCAGGTTATTGCTCCTTTGTATCGTGGTTTTGAGCCAACGGACTTGAATAATTTTGCAATGGCCTTGGATGACATCCCAAACTCTTTCCGCAATTCAGTTACTTCAATTACCGTGTCGTGGTCTTCTTTGTTGACATACGCCCCTTTTTTCGAATACCTTGACACATCTGCTTTATTTTCTATTGGTACCGGAAGCATTGTTATTGGATTTAACTTATGGTTCCAGAAATCGATTGGTTGGCTCATAGTTTAAATTTTTTAGTCAATAAATCCTTTTAGAGTTAAATTTTCTGGACTGCATAGTAATTTTGAACCATCGGTACAATGAACTTGATATTTACCATTTATCAAATTTTCGTTGTTGTATGTTCTTCCAGTTTTGCCAGATTTAGTTTCAACCAATTGACCAGCGCCTTTTGATTCCATTATCACGTTTTTGATAAAATGAATATCATCTTCAGTTAGTTCATTTTTCATAATCCAAGTTGTTTTTGGGCGGTTGGCGTTAATGTAATTTCACGTTTTAAAATAACCGTTAAATATTCAACATTCCTTTTAGCAATCATCACAGGGAACAATCCATTATGTTTAAATATCCAACTGAAATCAGATTCTCCTTTGAATTCAAATCCTTCAAACAAAACACGATCTTTTGCTTCTTGGTATTCCTGACATTCATTCATTTGTGTATCATCTGGAGCAATTCCCATTGTCCATAACAAATAATGACTTGGTTCATCCAAAACAACCCAAACACCTTTAACCAATTTGCAAGGCACAAACATCCATATTTCCAAGGGTTGTTTAAAAAAGTTGGCATAATCGTAAAGCCTCACACACATTTCTTTGAATGGATAAATATTACCAACGCCTTCCCATTGCTTCAAAACAAAATCAGTCATTCCTTTTAACTTTCTCATAATCAATTATTTAAAGATTCATATTCCCAAAACGAAAGTTTTCCTTTTACATTTAAGATTGGTTTGTCGTAAAGTACAGGATTGGCGAGTACCCAGTTCCAGATTGGAGCATAAAACATAAAATTTTCTGGATCATCTTTTGGAGCCTTTTCTGCCCAAATACTCGGATGATCTTGAACACAATCAATAATATCGACTTCTCCGATGATGGCAGAAACCAATAATTTATCGGTTACTACGTCTTTTTGAAGGTATCTGTACATATTCAAGTTTATATTCTTGTCTAGGTTATTTTTGTGGATACTTTCCCATTGTTCTTTAGTGAATAAAGAATTCGTTTTTAATCTGTCGTGCCATTGCGCTGATGCGTGAATGTAAACTCTACCACGGAAATGAGTTCTAAATGACCTGTTTTCAATTGGCTTAATTCCTTCAGTTATTAATTGAGCATAAGGCTGCTTGATCGATAGTGCTTTCATTTTAAATTTGTTTTAGTACCCAAATCCAGAATCCAATGATTGAAACCACTTGTATCATCAGTATTTTATTGGCTTTGGAGTAGAGTTTTTCGAGGTTATTGTATTCTTTTCGGTTCATTATTCAATTCGGGTTATGTTACCGTCAATCGTTTGAAAAAGTTTGTCCGGCATCAGTTTTTTTGCCTTTGCGAATGATACCGAGAAGGTTCTGTCCGTGAAATAATCATCATCACCCCAAGTTGCTTTCAAAAACGGTTTCTTTGGAAAACTTTCACCAACTTCCATTGGTTGCAGTTTTTCGGCTATTTTTTGTGTGTAAGTTTTTTTCTTTGCCATAACTTATTTTTAAAAATTATTTAATTCTGAATGATAAATCAAAAAGTTGCCGCGATCAAACTTTATTCTCTTGTCGAAATAGTCTTGAACCACTTTCGAAACCGTGCTTTCCGACACGCCCAATGTTTCGCCTATAACTCGCAATCTTCTGTCATCGGAACAAAAGAATAATTCCAATATCCTTTGCTTTTGGATTACTGATATTTCATTTGACATACGGCAACTTTTTAATGAGTTTATATTTTTACCGGCATTACCAGCATCAGGATTTCTTCGCCTTCTTCCAGACCGTCCACGGCTTTCAGGATTCCGGCACGCATTGGCGATGACAATTCCATTTCAATCGTGTTGCACTGAAAAACGCCCAGCATTTCAGACAGGAAACGGGAATTGAAACCTATCTTGATATCTTCACCCTGAAAATTACAGGTCAGGCGTTCATCGGCTTTGTTGGAATAGTCCACATCTTCAGCAAAAATGTTCAGTTCCGTTCCCGCCACTTTCAAAAGGATTTGGTGCGTGGTTTTGTTCGAAAAAGTTGCCACACGCTTTACAGATTGTAAAAAAGAAGTTCTGTCGATGATCAATTTGCTTGGATTGTCTTTTGGGATAACCGCCTCATAATTGGGATATTTGGCATCAATCAAGCGGCACGAAATGATGTAATTTCCAAAAGAAAACACCGCATTCGACTCATTGAATTCAATTTTCACTTCTTCATCCAAGGTGCTTAATATGCCTTTCAAAACACCCAAAGGTTTCTTTGGCATAATGAAGCTGGATTCTTCAGTGGCTTTCACGTCCGTTCTGGAATATTTAACCAACTTGTGTGCATCGGTGGCCGTAAAAATGATGCTTTCAGTCGATAGCTGAAAATAAACACCGTTCATTGCCGGTCTCAAATCGTCGTTGTTTGTGGCAAAAAGCGTTTTTCCAATCGCATTGGCTAATATTTTGGACGGTATAAGCGTGGATGATGGATTTTTCAACACGATGGATTTTGGATATTCTTCACCAAGGAAATAAGCAATTTCATATTGTCCTGTATTCGAACTGATTTCGATGGTGTTGTTTTCCTGAATCGTGAAAACCAAAGGTTGTTCAGAGAATGTTTTCAAAATCTCTATCAAAAGTCTGGCCGGTATCGCCACGGTTGCTTTGCCCTCAAAATCCACGTCCATCGTGGTGGACATCGTGGTTTCGAGATCTGATGATGTTATTTTCAATTGTTTGTTTTCAATATCAAAAAGGAAATTGTCCAGAATTGGCATTGTGTTGTTGGGTGCGATTACACCTCCCAAAAAATTGAGTTTCTTCGATAATTCCCCGCTGCTTAATGTGATTTTCATAATTTGTTGTTTAATTGTTTTAATTTTTTAAATCTTGTTTGATGTGTTGTAAATTCCGCCAACAAGCCGAAAAACCGTTGGGTACCTTTCCATCCAAATCCAGAATATTGAAAACGGATTCTTTGTTTTTGTTCACGGCCATCAACACGATATAATTCCCTTCCTGAAAGTAGTAATGAGGTTCATATTTCAATTTTTGACCATCATTCAAGGCTGCCAATATAGCATCGGCAGCTTTTGAAAGTTTCTCGTTTTTCTGGTCTATTTCGTATTCATCGAAAAGGTTGAGTTGGTTCATCAGGTTATTTTTAATCGTTTGGCTATTTCTCTGGGTAAATCCGTGGTTACGGCATTTCCACACATTTTGTAACGATTTGTTTTTCCAATTTCCTTTTCAATCAAAGTGGTGTTGTTTACGGCAAAAACAAATAAATTGTGCAATGCTTTTGCTGTTCGCCATCTTTTTTTACTACCATAAATGTACTTTTGCACACTTGGTTTTAAGTAAAATCCAAACTTGGTCCAATCATCCGGAAATCCTTGCAAGCGTTCGCATTCGATTTCTGTTAATCTACGAACTGAATCATTTATTTGAACTCCGTGTTGATCTTGAGAACAAAGCGTAAATGATTCATTTTCTTTAAATCTGCTGCCATTCTGTTTTTTTTCTTTTCTATCTGGAGTTGCTACCGATTTTACAACGGCTTGATTACATTGGGTGTCTAATGTTTGTGCTACACCTACACCTACACGTCCACGTCTCGTCTCGGAATTCGGATTGGAAAGATTTATGGAATCACCTTCATTGGCAATATCAAAGCCTTTTTTGGTGTTGGAATTTACCATTACTCCATTAGATTGAGTAGCTCTTAAACAAAATGCATCTTGATTATTATCTCCAATTAAATTTGATGTTTCTGAATAATTATCTGATTTACCTAATTGAACTGGTTTTACTTTAATAGTAGTCATATCACTATGCAAGCCACCACTATGTCCACCTCCAGTTAAACATCCTGCAATTTTTTGAACTTCAACAAACGTATCACTCGCTTTCATTCCAGGAGCTGTTCCTGCGGATAGTGTTGTACTATTTTGGGTTTGTGATTGTCTTGTTTCTGATCCTTTCGAACCATTAAATAATCCACCATTTTTTGTGAAAGGAAATACTCCGAGTTCACTTCTTCCTGCAAGATGTCCGACAAGGTATATCCGCTCTCTATTTTGGGGTAAAAACCAACTTGTGTTACACAATTGCCATTCAAGTCGATAACCCCCAATGTTGGTAAAGGCTTTGATAATTGCCCAAAAGTCTGCGCCATCATTTGAGGAGAAAGCTCCTTTAACATTTTCCCAGATAAAAACGTCTGGTCGGCACTCGTCAACCAGGCGAATTGCTTCGAGGATAAGAGAACTTCTTTCTCCGTCCATCCCTTTTCCTTTTCCAGCCACTGAGAAATCTTGGCAAGGGCTTCCGAAAGTGATAATATTTGGTCGTTCAAGGCTTCTTCCTCGAACATCGACAACTGATCCAACATATTTTGAGTTTTTAAAATTGTATTTATAATTTGCAATTGCATGTTTATCTATTTCTGAAAAATAATGAGTGTTTATTTTAAAACCACCATCTTCCAAACCTTTAGCGAAACCACCAATTCCACTAAATAATTCTAGTAATACGATATCACTTTCCATTCTCAGAACTTTCTTCTCTATAAGTAATTTCACCAGCCACATCATCGATACTTTTGACGGCTAAACAGAACGAATCGGTTGTTTTGAACCCGAAAAATATCGTTGTTTCGTTCAAAATTGTTGAAAGTGAATTCTCCATGTTCAATAGCTTTTGCTTATGGTTTTTGTAGAATAGCGCTTGATCTGATAATTTATCAATGCTATGGATGGTTGATTGCATTTTGCATAAAGTGCGCACCAATTCATCTAAATATTCTTGTTGTTGGGATTCTGTTAATTTCATTGTTTTCTGTTTTTAAAATGGTAAATCATCATCGTCTTTTTCTGCTGGCCATGTTTCCAAATCCAAAACTGATTGCTCCATTTGTGGTGATTTTGGAATGTATGGAGCAGGCGTTTCTTCTTCAGGTTTCACTTCGTCATTTAATCCTGGTAATCTTATATCCAAAATGTTGTAATCAAAAGCAAATGCCGATGTATTTACACCATTAAACTTGGTTCCTTTTACTGGTCCAATAAATGACCTATGATTTTTGAAATAGGAAATCAAAGTTGATTGAGGCAAAGGATCATTTCCTTGTTTGCGCGTGTGTTCAGCATACATTGGATAAATCCTAGTCATTTTGATATAAAGAACATCAACACATTCAAGCGTTTTTTTCTCCTCAGTTTCGCCACGCCCGATGGTGATATGAAGTTTTCTTTTTTCAAGCTTGTAATCTTCATTGATTTTGATGGCATGTTGCATTGCTAAAAATTCCATCATTTGGAATAAATCAGCTAAATCATCATTGCTGGAAATTGTAAGCGATTGCTGTTGTATGGATTTCTTGATTTCTTCATAAAATTCTTCATAGGTGAATGGAAAGCTTAACTTATCGCTTAAAATCTTCACCACGGCCAAGAAAACGATATGATTTCCAACTACACGCCCATCTGCTCCTGTATCTCTTAACTCATCACGTATTTTATCACCAATTTCTGTAAATTCATGAAGGTAATTTTGTTCAATGGATGATCTTGAGCGTATTATTTCGATTACAACATCCGATAAACCTTTTTTTTCCCACTCGCGCAGCTCTTCATACTCTAAAATTTCATCATTGGTATATTTATCCATTGTTTTCATGAACTCACGTGAAATACAACGTGTGAGCAATGCTCCTGAATCAACCGTGCACATGTGTTGCCCCATGAACCACAAAACCGAATTAACAGGAGTGTCAATCGTTCTATTATCGTTCGTCATTTGCCCTTTTGGGATTTTGGAACGGTCATAAACTCTTTTCAATGTTTGGATTGTTTTCATATCCAAGTCATTTCTGAACTCATCAGCCAGTTCAATTGTATTTCTTTTTTGCGCTAAAAGCCGTTGCAAACCGATTGGCGTACCACCGTGAAGGGAAAACTCCATTGCTGTTGAAGAAATCACTCTAGCTGTTGATCTAGCGATTGTTGTTTTTCCAGTTCTTGGCATTCCATAAGAATTCATCATTGGAAACCAGCTGTGAATGGAATAAATAAAATCAGCAAAAAGGCTCGCGCATAAGAATGCTATTGCAAAATATCCGTTGTTATTTTCAGAATAAACTTTATTGAATTTTTTAGCCCATTTTTCAAAACCCTAACCCTATGTACATGCTGCTGCGAATCTGACATCAATGTTAGGTTTTTAGGCCTATTATCCTTTTTATTGCCATTTTCATGGTTGACTGTCATATCCATAGGTAGATGCTTATTAAATGGTAGAAAACTAACCTATGGGCGCATGTGGAATATACTACCCCATTATATGATGCCGATATTTGAAGATAATCCCCGGTATCATGCTCTGCTCTCTTTTTTTTGCATTTTTTCACTCCTTTTTGCCCAGAACTATTTCTCCAACGTATTCCAATACGCCATATCTCACCCTTTGAATTTATGGTTAATTCCTTATTTAAAACGCCTTGATAAATTATTTCAATATCTATAGCTTTTGGTCTGGGCATTATCGGTCTTTTTTATTTTGTTTTTTATTGGAATGTACCCAATCACGCACATCCGAAAGATTTCGTTGGAGCCAGTATATTTGAAAAGCAATATCTTTTTTTACGTCATCAGGAGCATCCAACTTTGTTACAATGGCTTCTACCTTGTCAGCACCTTGAATACATTTTTGAATCTTTTCTATTTCTGGTCTTGACACATCGAATTTTGGAGATTCCGGATCCGCTACTGGTTCCGTAAAAACTGATGCCGTAGGAATGATTTCCTTGAATACATAAACCTTTTCTACATTACTTCCAACAAGATCCTTGATTGTGTTTTCATCCAATAATTCCCCTTGTTTAAGAACGGTATTTGTCCTGTTTACCGGAAACACTTCTGCGGTATCTTCATCTACAAAATCTTCCACCCAATTATATGTAGCGTCTGCCGCAAGCCTTTTGCCAATATGCTGTAAAAGCACATCTTCTTTAACTTCAAGATAGTTAGCAATTCTTTCTAACCGTTCTGCTTCAATTCTGCTCCTATTGGCCTCTCTCTCCCTATAAATCTCTGCCTGTAACTCAGCCGCCTCTAATTCGGCTACTTCATCCCTTAAACTGTCTTTAGGATCAGGCTGGACATACATGGATGATTGCCCTGCTTCTTCTTCTTTTTTATCCGCTTCTTTTTTTAACTTTTTTTGTGAACGAATGAACGATACCGCACTGGTCATATTCATATCGCCTACACGAATTTGATTTTTAATATCATCACTTGCATTATATATCAGGAGAAGATTATCAACTGTCTGCCGGGATACTTTTTTTGCTCCAAGCAATTCAGATACTTCTTCATTTGATTTTTCAGCGCCGCAAAGATGCTTTAATCTCCATGCAACAGTGGCAAGATCAATTGGCTTCAATGGCTCAGGATATTGATTCGATACGTGCAAATCCAAAATCATTTCTTCCATCGTTTCTTTGGTGCTGGTTAATTCAAATGGAACAGTGTCATTTGGATTAAACAAACCCTGTTCTATGAGCAACTGGTATGCACGATGCCTACGGCCACCTTTTTTCAAATAAGCCCGATCACCTTCTTTTACAAGCACAAGCTGAAATGGCGTTTTTTGTTTATGTTGGTGAATGCTGTCTGCTAAATCCTCAATATTTTCAAATACTGTACGGGCATTATACCCTTCCCAAATAAGAATATCCTTAAATGGTATTTGGAAAATCATTACGTCATTCCCTCTTTTGTAAGTAGCTTTTGCATAAGCCTGGCTTCCCATTTTTCCAGTAAAATCCTCATACGGCAATGATAAATTTAACTGCTCATTTTGTTCGCTCATTTTGTTTGGTTTTATTTTAAGTTTTAAAAATTAAAAGTAAAACAGGCTCCATTCCATTTAACGAATAAAAATACGATGATTAATATTTATTATGGAGCCTGAATTGTTTGGTTCTTATTTCATATTTGCCTCCTTTTTTTAAATTTATTCGTAACACCAATCCGGCAACTCTTTTTTAATTGGCGGTGGCGATGCAACACACCTTATTCTACTTGCCGGAAATTCTTCTAAATCAATTGCTGGCATTTCGCAATAAGGTGAATATTCAAGCCTGCCGGATTTTAATCTTTTGTAGGCCGATTCACGTTTCATCCCGGCTAATTTTGCCCATGTTTTAATCGTTATGAATCGCTGCATAGTTATCAATTTAGTTACACCGTGTAGCCTTAGTGTCGCATATTTACGAGTTATGTGTAATTGTTACCAGCATACCATTTATGGGGCAGACGGATAACTGTATTATTTTTTTTTTGCCCACGCCACACATTAGTTTCCAATTCAACATTTGTATTTAATTTAAAGGTTCTGCCATTTGTTTACTCATGTATGTAAAAGCCTGCTTCATAACGCCTATAAATTCGGACGGTAGTTTTTGGCCTTCCCCTGAATAAGCCTCAACCATTGTTTTTATGGTTTTATCAATGCCAACAGTATGCAGCATGATTTTCAATTTTGCCCTTGTTGGCTCATCTGAATATTTATCAAATACTTCAAACGCTTCTATATCTGTCATAGTTTTTCAATTTCAGCTTTTACCTCATTCCAATATTGTTCATTTCCTTTTAACCAATCTTGGCTAAGTATTTCATCAACTTCTCTAATAGCTGATTTTTTAGCTTTTTCGGTTGCGTTTTTTATACCGTATTTAACCATATAGTAAGCATGGTCATTATACATCTTTCTTGCCCTTACTTTTGGACTATACTTAGTATGCGGATTCATTTATAAACAGGTTTACATTTTTCTTTTTGAGCATCAGATAGGCAGTTATAATCATTACAACTTATCATTACATTAGTTTCGGAAAGGTAGTGTTTGACAGTCCCAAATAAACTATGATATTCAGGTGCAATAACATATTCGCCAGTCTTTACTTTTTTATTAAAATCTTTCAAATTTTTACAAATACAAACAACCTGATTGCATTTCATGCAAAACGTTCCTACTCTTTCTAATTGTGGATAATCCATATTTTCTATTTTAGCGATTTTAAACTTACATCTATTGAAATATCCAACATATCATTTATGGTATCTGAAATAGTAGGTGTATCTCTTAAAGCCAGAACTGTTTGTAACAGATACGTTGCAACTCTTTCATGCTTTGAGTTCAACTCAACTAAATTAACTACCCATTCATATTGCTCTTTTGGAGTTCCTAATAGGTATTTTTCTCTTAATAATGCTTCGTAATTTACCATATCTTTGTTTTAGCTTTTAAACCATTAAGTGTTTAAGTAGTATAAGAAGCCGCTATTTCATAGCGGTTTCCGCTTTTAAATACATGCTCCGCAGCTTCAAAAAAATAATACAGCCGAACTTTAGTTTTTCATAGCAGCGACATCAATTAGCACCCACAACTACACATAACAAGCGGTTTTGCAAAAGGCTGGCTGCTGAATAAATTTTGAGCCAATTACAAATCCAAGCAGCATTAATGGTTTGGGTCGGAAGTGCAAAGCCATCAGCCCTTCGCAAAGCCACAGCGTTAGACCGCCATCCTTTCAGTTCCTTTGTTACATAGGAAAAAGGAATTTTTTTTATTTTTTCTTTCCCTTGCCACGAATACAGAAGACAGAAATTCAATTAAGCAAGCTGTATTTTACATACATCCTTTAATCTTTCAAGTTCTTTTTCCTGTGTAATCACATGTAGTTTTATTACATTTAAAGCGAGAGACATAGGAACTCTTTTTATTGAATGCCCAGACTGGCTTGTTGGCACATGAAGTTCTAATCCTCGTGAGTTACCCCAGTTATCCTTCAATTCAAACTCTCCTTTGTCATTTAATGACTTTTGTAATTCTTCAATCATTTTTTCTGCTGATTCAATCTCTGTATAACAGTTATGGATCAGTCTTGCAATTTCTTTTGTAATCATAAAATTTATTTAATAGTTAAAAAATACAAATACATGCTCCGCAGCTAAAATAAAAAATAAAAATAATACTCTTTAGTTAGTAACAAGAAAACTGAAAGACGCAATGTAAAACCGTTCCTACGTCACTCCTTTTTACAAATGCTGATGGCGGTCTAACGGCCCCGAAAACTCAGGAAAGCTAACACTCATAGCCCGGACGGCGGCTAACACACAAATTGCCTCAATGCGCCGGTTTCCTTCGACCGCAGGACACCACTTACTTTATTTCGTGCCTCAATAAAACGTGGCGCACTGCGGCAATTTCGGGGCCGTT